TGAGGATGGTGTGCGAAGCGAGGTGGCCGGTCACAAGCTGGATGCGGCAGAACACCATCGCGGCCTCGGTCGCCGTACCCGGCACCGGCATCATGTCGCCCACGTTGAACCACCCGTCCGTATCCGCGTAAAGCTGGAACTGGTCGGAGGACAGCAGGTAGGCGGAAACGGGGGACCGAGCGCCAATCACGGCGCTGTTGACGTTGAAGCCGAGGTTGGGGTCAACGTAGATGCGGGCGCCACGGTAGGTGGCGACCATCTCCTTGTTGAGCCCGTCGCGGTCGGTGACGGTGATGTACTGGATACGCTGGTCCATGAGGGCCAAGAACGCGGCGTAGCAGTTGGGGCTCATCAGCATGATGTCCGGCGTCTTGCCACCGGGGTTGTAAAGCTGAGCCTGGATGAACAGTTCGTCAATATGGCTGAGAGCGAGCGTGCCGCCGGCCGTGACGAACTGGTTGAACCAGTTCTGAGCCTGGAAAGTGGCCTTGGAAAGACCGCCGACGCTGTTGGTCTGAGAAGCGCGAACGCGCCCTTCCAGCCACCCGGTCGTGTTGGCCGCAAGAACGTCCACACCGCCGACGCTCAGGCCGTTGCCGTTGAGGGTCTGCAAGGTGGTGAGCTTGCTGCTGGACCCCTGAATGACCTGCTTGGAAACCTCCTTCTTCAAGGAAAGCATGACGTTCTTCATCTTGCTTTCGAGGATGTTCACAACAGCGAGGTCGCCCTTGTTGGCCGCCTTCTCAACCGCGTTGAGGATGATGGGCTGAGTGAAGTTGCTCCACTCGAACTTCGCGGCGTAGAAGGGGTCCGTGACGCTCATGTTCACGGCCTCCCAGCCCGAGGAAAGCTCGGTAAGCTGGGTCGTTTCACCGAAGATGACCGGCTGCTCAACGCGCGAAGAACCGGAAACCTTGATGAGATTTCCATGCTCCTCAATGGCCCGAATGAGCGGGTGCGCGAGGAAGCTGTTGTCCACGAGCTTGTCGCGGAGAAGCTGCAAAGTAGTGGTAAGAACCGACTGCGGAGCCATTTGGCCCTCCGAGGGAGAAGTGAAGACTACGGGTTGTGGGGCGTGTCCGTGAAGGGTGCCTCAGAAGCCATAGGCTCCGCATGGGGTGGCCTACGTCCTCTGCATTATACTGCACGGCGCGAAAGGTGCAACTACCGGCTTCGGTGCATGGACTGAGCGAGTGCAAGGATGTCGGCGTTGCTCATCTTCTTCACCGTGGAACGGTCGGGAGTAGAGGTCACGGCCCCACGGCGCGGAGCGGCGGTGCCGGTGAGTGCAGCTTCCTTGGCGGCCTTACGCTCAGCGGTCTTGCGGGTGTCGGCCTGAGCCGCCGCCATCTTGGCCTGCTTGCCCTTGGCCGCCCAATAGGCCGTCACAAGGTCAAGGTTGGGGTTGCCTTCCAGAAGATGCTGCACCTCGGAGCGAAGGGCCGTGTCCTTCTCAAACTCCGGGTGTTCGGCAAGGAAGGACTTGTAGTTGTCCTCAGCCTGCATGACCTCATACTCTTGCTGCATGGGCTCCAAGACTTCGCGGAGGCGCCGGTTGACCTCATTCTCAATGCGGGCCTTGATGGTGTCCTCATTGAAGGGGTCATACTCAGGAAGTTCACGGTCTTGAAGCGCCTGAGCGCCCTTCTTCAAGGCTTCACGTTCCCGCAAGAAGTCCTTCTTCTGCTCGGCAAGCTCTTGCGTCTTGCGGGTGTAGTCGCCCTGCATTTCGCGCATGAGCTTGGCGATGTCGGGCGGCACCTGCTTCATGGCATCAGACCATGAGAGCTTGCGGGTGCGAGCGGGCTCACCGTTGGTGACTTCCTCCACCTCAACGTCGGTGTTGGTGTCGGTGGCGCCGGACGCAATCGCTTGCGCTTCGGCAAGAACCTTCTCAGCGGTGGACTGGACGGGGGCGGCGTTGCTTGCAGGGGCGATGGTCGGGGTGGTCATGTAGACTCCCTTACTTGATGAGGTGGAGAGGGGTGCCGACGCTGGTGTAGTAAGCCGGGTTCCAACCGGGTGCGGTGACGAAGACGATGGGCTTGCCAAAGAGCTTGGTGCCAAGCTCCAAGACGCTCACGTTCTGGATGCGGCCCACAAGGAACGTCCGCCACCCCGGCAAGTCGCCGGTCGCTGAGGCGGATTGAGGGTCCACAAAGAGGTGCAGGTAGATGGACCCGTTGTTGCCGCGCCAAACGGCGTGCGGGTTGCCCACCCGTTGTCCGTACTTGCCCGTGACGCCTTCCTCTTGCCACTTGTCGTTGTAGAAGAAGGACACGGGCTGCTTGTTCTCAATGGCGTAGGCGAGTTCCTTCATGGCGTCGCCGCCGAAGCGCGACGTGTACTGAGCCGACCGCGACTTCGGGATGACGGTTTCGGGCTTGCCCCCGAAGCCAAAGAGCTTGGCGATGCTGTTGCGGAGGGTCTGGAAGGCCATGCCAACCTCAGTTGAGTGAGAACGCCGTGGTGATGGACGTTCACGGGTGGACAGGTGTTTCTATTGTCTCTACTAAACAGAAAGACCTGTCCACCTTAGAACGCCGTGGTGACGGGCGTTCTCAGCGTCCGGGCTTCATGCGGGCGGCGAAGTCGAAGTCCTCGGTCATGCCACCGGGGCCTTCAACCTCACCCTCCACTTCTTCGGTGACTTCCTCACCCTCACCCTCAACGGGCATGTCAAGGAACGCCTTGAAGTCCTTGTCCTTCGCCAAGGCCATGAGGTGCGCGGTGATGGCGGTCACGGCCGCCGCGTCCTTCATGGCGCTGAGGGCCACGGGGAAGGGTGCGCCGTAGTCACCGGCCGCAGCTTCAAGCATGGCGAGGAAGCGCACAACCTCCGGGTCAAGCTCGGTGACGGCCTCGGTGTACTTCACCGGGGACAACTCCATGCCCATGACCTTGGCGGCCTGAGCGATGCCCTTGGCAAGCGCGTCCATGACCTTCGGCGGGAGAGGCTTCTCAAACGGCGGGACCATGCCCGCAAGTTCCTCGCCAATGGCGGCGTCGGTGTCCTCAGCGGCGGCCATGAGGTCGGGGGGCATACCTTCGGGGGTCTTCATGGTGAGGGGCATGGTCACGTTCCTTCGAGCGGAAGCGGGGCGGGTGCCCCTTCGGTGGACGGCGGTGCCGGGGGCGGCGGTGCAGGCGTAGCAAGGTCGGCCGGAAGCTGAAAGACCCGCACCATTTCTTCAAGAATGAGTTGAGGGTTGGCGCCAAGTTGACCAAGGACCGGGGCAAGCCGCTCCAAGACCTGCTGCTTGGCGAGGTCGCTCATGGGCGTAGTGCCGGCGTCGGTGGCCCAATAAGAGAAGTCCCCGGTGAGGTCATCTGCGCTGAGGATGGTCGGCCCCACCGGGTTGGGGAGGCTCAGGGGCTCCGCTTCGTCGCCCAAGACCACGGACAACATGACGTTGTAGGTGAAGGCAAGCGACGTGATGACGCCATCACGGATGCGGGCCATGCGGCCGATTTCCGAAGAAGTGTAGGCCGCAAGAAGGTTCTGCTCAGTCGCCGTGGACTTGGTGACCTCACCACGGGTGAACGGCGCCAACATGCCCGCTTCTTTCAGGTCATTGTCCACCGTGGTTGCGTAGGCGAGAATGTCGGCCGGGATGGGCGTCTGAGGCACCGGCATCATGTTGCCTTCAAGCGGCAAGCCGGGCTGCAAGTCCACCTCAATGAACTCCCCGTCAAGGCCCTGAGACACCTTGGCGGCGCCGTCCTCACTGAGAAAGCCCGCACGGACAAGCCATTGACGGGCCATGCGCCTCACGCCTTGGGCTTGGTAGGTCCGCATGAGGTTGAGTTCGCGGAACTGGTCACGGGACCGACCGACAAGGGAGTAGCCTCGCAAGGGGGTGTCGGGGTCACGGGTGAAGTAAAGCGGGAGAATGGGCACAACAGGACGGCCCGACGCCGACTTGAACGGGATGCCCGTGGTTTCGTGGACAAGCTCAGCCTCCGGGGCCTTGGACTCCGCGTTGGCGCTGAGGTCAAGGGCACCGACCTGCACCGTCACGCCCGTGAACAGGTACTCCATGCCATCCGAGAAGTCCGGGCTCCACACAAGCAGGCGGTCATCCACAAGGTCATACAACTCCACAACCCGCACCCACTTGTCGGTGTCGGGCACCTCCCCGGCGTTGGAGAAGATGCCCTTCATCACGTCCTTGCCCGCGATGCCCGTGGACTCAATCCACTTGGAGTAGGCGCGGGTGCGGAACTGGTCTGCCCCCTTCTTGTAGCGCGTGGCCGCCTCGCTCACGGGCATGAGGAAGACGTGGCCAACATGCCGCTGTTGGTCCCAAGAACAGGCCGTGGCATCCACAATGACCTCCCACGGCGGGAGTGCGGCGCATGACACCCGCTTCAACGGGTCCACGTTCTGCTCAGGTGCGAGTTTGAGGAAAGAACAGGGGTAGATGAAGGCCAACCGCGTGGCGTCTTCAAGCTGTTCTCGCACGGTCAAGAGGTACTGGTTGGCCGTGGCCTGAGCGACTTGCGGGTTGCCGCGTGCGCGAATGTCGGCCTCAACGCGCACGGACGGGTTCTTGGCGTAGAGCGACCCCAAGTAGCTTTCCACCACGGCGTAGGCGCGGGGCACCTCGGTGCGAAGAACACCGTCGCTGAGGCTCAGGCCGTCTTGCTCCCAGTATTGAGTCATGTACAGGCGCCGGTACTCTCTCATGCGCTCCCGGCGGTCATCCCAATAGAGGTCATGCTGAGCGAGAATGGCCTGAATGTCTTGGGGTTTGAGCATGGCGACTCCGCTTAGAAGGGAAGGGACGATGAACGAATACGCCTTGCCCTTGACGCGGCAATGAGAGCGTCCACCCTGTTGCGGTTGGAGTGTACCGCGTTGGTGCGCCAACTGGAAGGTACGTCCCGCAAGCAGCGGTAGGCCAAGGCACAAGCCATTGCAGCGTCATCATGGCCACCCTTCGGGGCCTCGGGACAAACCTTGCCGGGCGGGATGGTGAGGGAGCGAAGCTCCAACCAAGTCGGCCGGTCAAGGATTTGGATGAGTTGCAGGGCTTCTCGGAGGGTGTCGAAGGCGTCGAGTTTTGACTGTAAAGTGGTTGTCCACGGCTTGCCCGTGGCCGGGTGAAGCCACTGTTGCCGGTAGGCGCAGTTGTTGAGTTCAAGAAGGAAGGCGTGGCCGTGGTTGTTGGACTCCGCAAGCATGAGCGCGGAGTTGTACCTCACGGCCACTTGGATGCAGCGGTGCGCCCATTGAGCCGGCGTGAGGCTGTTGCTTCTCTCGGTGTAGACCACTTGCCGGGTCGCCACGCTCACTACGCAAAGTGCCGAGTAGTCCCCGCCGACACCGCCACCAACGTCAACGCCCATGCAGTAGCGGTCATGCTGCTGAGGGGCCTCAATCTCGCGGCCTTGGTTGGTGCCGTGCAGGGCGTGTTCTACAACGTGGACGTTGGTGAGGTCTTCGTCCCCGAAGTAGCCGCCCTCACGGTCAAGGAAGCAGTCATCAAGGCATGACGGGTATTCACGCCGAAACTTGTAGGTTGAACCGATGCGGTTCTCAGTCCTACGGCGCCAATGAAGTTGCCCAAGGGTTAGCCCGTACTCGTCCCGAAGTGCCTTCTCATAGTCGGTCAAAGTGCCCACAAAGTCGGCCGGAATGAGGTCGGGCGCGTCTTCGTAGGCGGGATGCTCATGCCACCACATCGTCAAGAGTGTCCACCCGTTCTCCGGGGACGCCTTGACCAGTTGACTGAAAAAGTCGTTTGGGTTGTTGGCCGTGGACTCCAAGATGAGAAGGCCGTCGCCTACGGCCGCGTCAAGCTGAGCAATGACTTCTTCAAGGTCGGGCGCGAAGGCGGCCTCACTCACCACGGCGGCGGCGGGCGTGAAGGACCGAAGGCCGGTTGAGGACCGCGACGTGAACGCCTGCACGCTTGCGAGGGTGTCGCCGTAGACGATGCGCGCCTTGGCGCGGGTTTGGATGGGCCGGCGAAGAAGCTCGGGCGGGTCATCAAGCCACCGCCGGTTGTCATCAAGAAGCGCGGTCGCGGAGTCATCCCGCATGGAAATGACCGCGTGCATGGCCGCGTGCGGCGTGGTGTAGGCCCGGTGGTGAAGGACCATCTTGCAGGCCGTGGTTGCGTAGACTTGTCGGGCCTTGATGATGACGATGCGCTTGGCGCCACTTTCCACGGCCTTGAAAATCTTGGCCTGCATGGGCGCGGTGGCCCACGGGATTGGGCGCTTGCTGTCCTTGTCCTGAACGCGGTGCAGTTGGGCGAAGCCGTCCACCGACGCAATCACTTGCGTGACGGCACCTTGCAGGTGGACGGGCACGGCGCCGGGGATGAAGGTCAACGCTTCACCAAGCGGAGAACGGCGGCAAGCTCTTGCTCAGCGTTCTGAGGTGCCATGCCCGGTGCGGGCTCCACCTTCTTCGGGGCCTGCACTTGCGCGAAGATGCCGTCCAAGACCCATTGCGCCGCCTTCAAGGACGTGGGGTTGCCTTCGCCGTTGGTGAGCGTGTCCTGAACCACGCGGAGCGAGTGGTTGAGCAGGCCGTTCAGCCCGTCACGCGCACGGGCGGCAAGTTCTTCGGGCGTGGGCGGGAGAGAGTTGCGGTAGTTCTCGCACCACGCCTCAATGGTCGCGGAGCGCCACATGTTGACGGCGGCCTCCGAGACAAGGCCCTCGGTGACGGCATCCCACTGAGACTTCTTGTTCTCAACCATCCACTTCACCACGCGCTGTTGGAGCGGGGTGAGTTCAGCGAAGGTCTTGGTGGCGTCACCCTTGCGGGGCGGGCGCTTGTTCGTTGGCATGACCACTCCGGTGGGCGTGCATGAAAGCCTTGCCCGTGTCGGTAAGTAGTACCACGAGGTCGGGGAAGGCGAGTTCTACCGAGCCTCCACGCCACGGGCATTGAAGGCAATGGCGCAAGCGGTAGCAGGCGGTGGGCCAGTCAATGAGAACCGTGGCAAGAAGACGCCCCGCCTTTGGGCGCGTGGCCGTCTCTTTCACCTTGGTCTTCCCACCGCACCGTGGACACCTGAGCATGGGCCTCCCGCGAATAACATGGCCTCATGGGGTACAACCCCTACGGTAGATATACCCCAAGTGGTAGAGGTCCGCAACGCCCTTGCCCCGCCTAACGGACGGCTGTTGTGCTTGTTTCGAGAACGCCGTAGGCATGGACCTTCTCAACGTGTCCTAAGCGAGAACGCCGTCCTGATGGACGTTCTAAGATGGACACGTCTTTCTATTTGTCTCTCTTAGTGTAGACACCTGTCCACCTCTACAACGTCGGTGGGCACGGCGTTCTCAACTTTCTTCGGCCGGGCACTTGCGGGTCGGGGACGGCCAGAGTATAACGTCTGGGAAGGGGCACAACGTCATGCCGCGCACTACCGTCCCGGTCCCCGCCGAAGTCTATGACCTGTTCCGTTTCGGGGCCGTCCTGCATGGCCTCACCTTGCGGGACTACATGACTACGGTTGTGGCCGAATGGGTGCGCGCCTCCAACGAGGTTCAGCTTGCCCAACCCCTTCGCCTCTTGCGGGACGGCCGGTTTCGGTCTACGCCTCACCCCGCGACGGC